TTATTCTTCGTCGGAATACCCGTTCGCTCTGGCGCATTTCAGCGCACCCAAGATCATCTTGTCCTGAGCCAGAGTTCGTTCTTTCAGCTCATAGAGTGGAGTGCGGCGATGATTGTCCCATTCAATGAGCTGCTTTTTATCATGAACGACTTGACCCTCATAGAGATTGATAACCTTGTCGAGCGTGATTTCTTTCAGCACTTGCATTTTCTCACCCCTGAGCGTCCTCGTCTGAGGTTTCTTTTGACTTGACCTTAATGCCGTACAGAATGGCAAGTTCAGCAGTCCAAGCCGCAAACCAGCCGACCGTCAATTCCGTGTCAACCGTGTGACCGCAGGCGTTCAAAATCAGAACCACAACGGCGTACCAAGTCAGATTAAAGATGGACAAGATTGTGAACTTCGTGCGCTTTTTCATTCTTTTCTTCTTCTGCTTAGGTTGCACTCGTTTACCACCCATAGGAAGCCCTCTCAGCGGCTCAGAAAGCGTTCATGCACGAAGCCAGTATAATTTACCCTTTTGTACGAGAAAGCCACATAGAGCCATTTAACGCCGTTTACAACGGTGTAGTAGCCGTAGTTCTTGACAGTGGTTCCCTTGGGAATTGTCACCAGCACTCTACTGTCCGTCCCGGCAGCGTCACGGACATTCAGACCAGCACCAGCGGTCACGGTGTAAGTGCCTGCCACAGCCTTATTGAAAGACCGTGCGACACCCTTTGCCTTGACTTCGGTGATAGGAACGGGCTTGACCGTTTCGGGCTGTGCGGGAGTCACGGTTTTATCGTAGGTCACATAGGGGAGGTGTCCGTGCTTCTTCCACATACGGACATTGTACCCGTTCTTCTTCCCGATGTTACCGACAGCGGTAATCTGCACATTGTTCGCCCAACGAGGGGAACACTCGACCGCCAGACCGTTTCCGATATACACGCCGATGTGTCCCGTAGTCCACACCACTTCGCCGGGGTCAACCTTGTCCCACCCGGAAGCAGTAGCGTCCTTGCACCTTTTAATCATGGTGTCAGCGCCCTCGTCAGGTACGCCGTTGGTGGCATACTTCGCACCGCCGTAGGACTTGGTTTTATCACCAGTCCAGCCCCACAAAACGGCTTTGATAAGGTTCACACAGTCAAAGCCGAAGGTGTCAGGGGTCGCCGCCATAATCATAGAGGTACGAGCTGCCGCCATGTTGTAGGGGTGGTTCTTGATATACCGAGACTTGTTTGTGTCGGTCAGCGGCGCACCAAAGCACCCCATGACATACAGGGTTTTATAGTGCTTGGCAATATCAACGACCTTGGCGACCAGTTCACTTGATTTCATCATAGCTCTTGTCCTCCTTGGTAGCGTCCAAAATGGCCTTGAACTTCGTAAATGCTTCTGCGATGTACTTGCAGGACACCATGAGTACCGCACCAATAATTACCAAATTGCTGAAAATATCCACATACTCAGTCGGAATTTCCCACCCGACCATATCCGCAAACAGCGGCAGTGTGGTAATAGCCACACACAGCAGGGTCAGACCACAGACAAAAGCGGTGATCTTCAAGCCGGAGTTTATCAGCTTTTCCTTGCTGAACGGTTCCAGCAGGACTTTGATGTTGTAATACAGAGAAAAGGATACATTGGAAAGGTAGGCACACAGAAAAATCAGCATAGCCCAGCCGATGTTCGTCAGGTTGTGCAAAATGGTTTCGAGCATAATTTTACCTCCAATTTTTAATTTAGGTGAGTTAGGTGAGTAATCGGGCGTTTTTCCTATAAACTTCCTCTAATATGCGCATACTAAGAGAAAGTTATAGGGATTTTGACCCGATTACTCACCTTTTTCACCTTACTTTCGGGTCATGCAGGCTTGTGAAAGCCCTCCAAGTCCTCGATACGGTGGTTGATGACCTTGATCTGTTCTTCAACCACAGGTACACGCCTTGCAAAATTGTTGTGTTCCCGCACTTCACGGGTCAGTTCGTTCAACTTGGTTTCGATGACCGCCTGCTGCTTGTCCAGTTTTGCGTCAACCTTACTGGCAGACTTGCCGGACGAGTAGATGATACCAAGCAGGCTCAGACCACCCGTGATAATAGCGACCAGAATTGCGTCACTCATGTCCTGCCCCCTCCCTTACTCGCTGGTGTATTCTTCCCAGCCAGCGGGATAAGCGTCCGGGGAATACACATTTCCGTCAATCAGACTGCGGTACAGCTTGTCGTTGTAGCTCACGATGTCACCCTTGTTGTAAGCGTCATGAGCGCCTGTGGGCTGAGTCCACACAGGGTAGCCGGAGGGGGTCAGGCCAATCGGAGTGTAGAGAGCGGGAAGTGCATCAGGCTTCCAATCTGCTTGGGAAGTGTGCGCCTGTACTACCTTGTAGAGCTGCGGGTCGCCTACACCGTTCACACCGTAGGTGAAATAATCACCAACAGCATAGGCATGACCGACCTGATAGGGGTCATAGATGGTTGCAACCACCATCGCAGAGTCTTCGTCAAGGCTTTTGGCGAACATCTGAACAGCCTTACGAAACTGCTCAGAATTACGAAGGTCGTTCGGGTCAGTCAGCAGAGCGGTCAGACTGGAAGCGTAAACGCCATCGTCCACTTCTTCGACCGAAACCGTTTCAGCACCGTCCAGTTCGGGGTGTCCGTTGACATGGTACACGGTGCCGTTCAAGGCAATACCCTGTGCATTGTCCTCGACCGTCAGACCGTAGCAGCCGTTTTCCTGCATACATACCCAAGTTAGATTGCTCACAATGCCGAGAACTGCGTCCTTCTTGATGATTTTATACATGGCTTTTCCAACCTTTCTCGTCCGGGTAGAACCCGTACAATGATTTGAAATATTGATTGGTGCGCTGCCGCACCTTGAAGCTGTGACCTCGCTTCATGTGACCGTTGTAGGAGTCTACGGAACACCGAATATCAGCCAAGGTCATTTCGCCCCGGTCGAGCTTTCCTCGGAAAGCCCTGAGCTTGTGTCGAACGATTTTTGTTGAGTCCTTGTTCATCTTCCGAACAACCTTGCCGGTCGGTGTGATGATGAACCTCGTTTTCAACCAGCGGTAATAATCTCTGAGAGGAATGACCCTTGTCTTCTTCAAATTCAGTTCCAGACCGCACTTCTCGCAGATGATCTTTAACCCGTCCATACAGAGATACAGGTCATCAATGTCAGGGCTGATTGCCACACCATCGTCCATGTATCGCTCATAGGCTTTGATACGGCAGACTTCTTTGAAATAGTGGTCAATCATATTGGGAAGCATGAGGGCGTTTGTCTGAGATACCTGACTGCCAAGACCCAAGCCCACAGAACCGAAGTCCGTAATAAAGCTGTTCGCAAGCTCTCTGATTTTCGGGTCATGAAGTCTGCGGTCGGCTTCATGGAACAGCGGCTCATGTGGAGCTGAGTCAAAGAAGCTGTGAAAATCGTAAAGCAGAACCCCTCCTTCCAGACCGTACTTCCTGTAATGCCGTTGGAGGTAACAGGTCATACGGCGCAGGGCGAAGTCCATACCTCGGTGCTTCAAACTGGCTGAGTTGTCATAGATGAAACAGGCCGAATAGATGGGAACCAAGCAGTAGTCACACAGACACTTTTGAACCGCTCGTTCCGTGATATGGACTGATCGGATATACCGCTTCTTCCCTCGCTCCATGATGGTGAAAGCGTGAAAACCACGGTGCTTGAAGGTTCCGTTTTGAAGTTCCCGATGGGTCTTTGCGATGATCGGAATGATATTGCCGATATACCGCTGAGTTGAGTTTTTCCAGTAGACACCCTTACAGCATTTCTTCCCGGAAAGGTAAAGGTGTCTGAACGAAAAGACTTCATCGAAATCACCACACTCTTTGCTTCGCCGCAGACGAGCTTCGTCCCGCTTGGCTTTCCTGCGCTGATAACGGGCTTCTCTCCGTTCTTCACTTGTCATAGAAGGTTCCCCTCCGTACAGTCTTATTGTCGGGTACGGGTTCTAACTGCTTGTAGTACCAGCCATGAAATGAGCTACCGTACAATCGCTCACCATGCAAGAAGCGTCCGGCTGACTACATCGGACGGGGTGTTTTGGCTTGGTAGCCGGGAACAAGCCCTCCCTCTGCAAAAGGTACTGATTTCGCCCAAAGGGGTTACTACGACTGACCTATGCGAAGTTGCAGAGTCCGAAGGACACGCCATTGGAGTTGCTGGCGTTGTTATTGTTGGCGTTGCCGTTGTTGTTCACATTACAGAAGTTGTTGGTGTTGCCGGAATTAGGAGAACGCTCCCACCAGTTGTTCGCAGAAACGGTAACAATTACAGGGCTTGACCCAATGAAAAACTCATGCCGGGAGGTCTTTATACCTCTCGTGGTCAGCTTTCCGAACCTTGGAGATAAGCTGTGCTTCGTCCGTGATGTACTCTCCAAATTCCTTCATAGCGTGGTCAATCCACGGACATTTTTCAGGGTTTTGGAGAATAGCGTCATAGAGCAAAGTCAGCTTCGGGCTGAGATTTTGAAGGGCGATGTTGGCGTTAATCAGGTGATCTCGCCGCATTTGCGCTTCATGCTGATTGTGCGGGTAGATGTTGTTCGCCGCTCGGACTTCCTCATGAACCGTGGAAGCCAGCTCGAAGATACGGTTTGTCAGCAGAGGTGCGTATCTTTTAGGAGCCTTGGTGCAGACGGAGAAAGCGTGAAGCTCTAACCGTCTGGCGGTTTCGATGAACTGCATGGAGCTTTCGCCACGCATAGCTTTGATGACTGACACGCCAACATTCCTTTCTTACACCGCCCCTGACGGGGCGGGATTGGTGTTGATGAAACCGGGGATTAAACGCAGAAGCCGAAGGACACGCCAAAGGAGTAGCTGGCGCCGGTATAGCCGGCGGTGCCGCCGCCGCTCACACCACAGAAGTAGCCGGTGCCGCCGGAACGAGGAGAACGCTCCCACCAGATGCTCACAGAACCATTGACCTTCTTAATGGTGCTGTTGCCAGCGGTATAATACTCGTACTGCTTACCCTCACCAGCGTAAGAATACTGAGTAGCACCAAAGACTTCGATCTCGGACAGCAGGAACAGCTTGTCGGAGGTGGTTTCCAGACCGGAACTGCTGTTACCTACGCTGGTCACTTTGTTGACGAACTTCAACACGCTTTTCAGGTCTGAGGAAAGCTGGTTCAGCAGCGTTGCCATTGTGGAGGTACGCATAGTGGAACCACGCCAGCCGTTCACATTAGTATTGGAGCCGTTCATGGAGTAGGTGGTTTTCAGGCAGTCAACCAACTGGAAGGTAATACCCGCCTTGGTGCGACCGCCATCTGCGGTAGTCAGAGTGTCGTGGTCAAAGCCGATGATCTGCGCCGCATAGGTCACGCCGTTGACAGTAATGTTCTTCTTGTCACCGACCTTCCAGTAGTTCGGAGCCTGACCGAACTTGGAAACAGCGGCGATGTTGTCCCAAGAGGTAGCTTCCAGCGTAGCGCCAACTACAAAGGGATAGACATACACGATACCGATGACTTCCAGCGTGTAAACCTTGGTCTTCTGAGAGCCGTTATAGGTAAACACGATAGTCCAGTCACCCAGCTCGGTCGGATACAGGGTGGCATAGCCGGTGGAAGCGACCGTACCAGTCAGGGTTTTGCCGCCCCTGCTCATGGTGACGGTTGTGCTGGTATCAGCGATGACACGCACCTCGGCGGGAGAACCCTTCTGGCTAAGAGCATACAGAGCGTCATTTACCGTGGGGTCGCTGCCGCTCAGTTCCAGTGCCGACTTGGTGGTGTCGGACAGCATATTCGCCTTGGTTAAGGCGGTGCCGACCACATCACAGCCTGCGGCGTTCAGGCCAATGTCGAGGGTGGCGGTGCCAGCGAGAAGCTGTGTGCGCCATTCCTCAAAGGTTGCAGGCATATCGGTAGGAGCCTTGATAGAACGGGACTTACCGTTGCCCTTGATGACAGTATCTTTCATGAAATTTCCTCCTTACTCTCCGCAGTTATACAGACCAACATAGGCGAAAGCGTCCACCGTACGGTCGATCTTGGAATACAGCTCGGTTTCCACCTCGGTCAGCGTTGTGTCGATGACATACAGGAGATATTCAATGTTGTTTGCCGTAGAAAAAGTGAGATTGTCCAGACTGCTCGGAACCAGCGGTGCGTCCGGGGGAAGCGTGAGCTGCTTTCGGAGAACCGTCAGGTTGTTCAAGTAGGCTTTCACGAGAGATTGGGTGGGCGTATCACCCATCGCCCAATTCGTCTTTGCCGCAACCACCACTGAGGAAGGGTCATACGGAACTTGGTAGATCGGGTCATCAGCGACTCCTTTCTCCGCTCGGTATGCCGCCAACTGTCCGGGGAGAGAAGTCATGCGGTTGGCGATATAGGCTACTGCCTGCCCCACACGGTTCATGTCCCCGTAATTGTAAGCACCCTTCATACCAGCCATGTACTCGGTCTTTTCCTCAGCGGAAAGGCTCGAAAGCCCTTCCGTGAGGATTTTGTTTTTCAGGGTAAAAACCCTGTCTACATCGGCCTGTGTGCGGTCATAGACGAGATTATCAATAATGCTCATATCAGACCTTTCACCTTCAACTTTCCGCTCAGAGAGCCGTTAAATGTGATCTCGTCCACCAAGATCAATGCGTCCATTTCATCGGTATAGAGCGTCTGCAAGCCAATCACATCGCCCACTTCCAACTCAGGATTGCCACGGTATTTTGTCTGATAGGTGTTCTGCATTTGCAGATACTTTTTCACCTGATCGGCAAGAGCGGCGCACATCGTATCGTTGGTGATAAGGGGGTTTTCCTCCTTGTCGATTTCTCCATCGAGAGCTACGGGATAGGAAACGACCACCGAGTTCTCAGACAGAGTTTTACCGGTAACAACTACGGTTTTAGTGCCGGAGGATAACACCAAATCCGCAGCTCTGGCGTAAATGTTGGAGGATACCAACGAGCCGCCAGAAACAGAGATAGAAACATCTTGTGCAAGACCAGAGAACTCGACATGAAGCTGAGTTTCGGTGGTCGTTCCCTCGAAAAGTTTGGTGGTATCATTTGCCGCCGTGTACGCATACTTAGCGACAGACACCGCTTTGAGCTGGTCGATCTTTGCGATGGATTGGGAGTCCTTGTCAATCGAGTCAAAATCCAGCGTGAAGTCCGTTTCACGGTAGTAGAGCTTGCTCACCCGCATACGGCGGTACGGCAGGCCACCGTCCATCGTTACCTCGATCTTGGTACAGTCAATCGCCGCTTCGCTGTTGACAAACACCTCCGCAGAAGTAATACCCTTCACAGTCTGCGTGTCCAGTAGCTTCGTCCCGGCATAATACTTCACCTGAATAGAGGTGGGGTACTCGTCCAAGGGGGTATCAAAGCGGAGAGCTAACACGGGAAGGTCGTGAGAAACATCAAAAGTCTTGGTGAAGGTCGGCTTCGTGGTATAAGTGCCATCTGCCGCAGTCATCGCTTCACTGATAAACCCTCGACCGGAGGGGTCGGTGTCTTCGACAATGACCTGATCTCCACCGTCCAGTGTCCAGCGGTTCAGTTCCAACGCCGCATAGGTGTTACCGACCTTATTGCCACGGTCAACAGTATCCCACTCGCTGTACCACAGATGACCGTTATCCGCCCATACGCCGCTGTAAATACCAACCACAGTCACGCCAAAAGGCTTGATGTGAATGATATTGTCATCGTCTGTAAACAGGCGGCAGCGGCAGGCGTGAGCGATCAGTTGCAGACAGTTCATGTGCGAGTCAATGGGGAGCGCCGCCGTAGTGAACATCTGCTTCAAGGTTGGGTCAATCACCCATGGGTGCGTACCCTGCGCTGTCAGCGTCAGGTCTGCGTCCAAAAGCACTTCCTCAGCCAT